TTCTGTCAGGAAACTGAGGAAAAATGGGGTAAGGGAACATGGTTAGCCAGTATCAAACTCAATATGTATGTCGAGGGCATGACAGTGTATAATCCCAAAGTCATATCATGTCTAAAGTATCTAAACAAGTGCAGAGAAAAGAAACTGATTACACTGGAAGCCATAGCCTCACATTATGACTTGGTTCCAAAAAAGACTAGACTAAGAAAGAAACTGTCAGGGGTGGTTAATGATGAGTAGTTTGGACGAATTTATTTCAACTAGGTGTAAAAGTGTATTACATTCTTTTTGTTCAGAAAAGACCTGTATATGCTGGTGTCACCTAAAGGGGAATCACTAAGATGAAAATCTGTTATGACTGTATGGAAGTTGCAAAGTATCTAGTACATGACAAGGGCACTCATGTATGTCAGGTATGCTTTCACAAAAGATATTCCAAAAGAAAGTATGTCAATAACAACTATCAGTATAAGAAATACACAATGAAAGACGTAAAGAAACATCTAGAGAAGGACTGGGATTGACAGTCTATCGTTGTGCAAAATGTGGCTTTAACAGTGAGAATGTTGAAGTTGTTTCAGAACACATTGCAGTAGTACATAGAGATGAAGTTTAGCAGACCCGAACCAATGTATTCGTACTGTCCATGCTGTAACAAGCCGTTAAAGCCTACTCAAAAACAAGTTATCGTTCATTCATCTTGTCTGATATAATGTTCTTTCATGTGTTCAGATAAATCATAGGTTGTTTCCTTACACACCTTACACCAGTTACCTTCTGACTGTTTGCTGTAATTCATTAGTCATTATCCATATCTTCTTCTTTGTCCTTACCCATCATAGCGTCAAGGAATGAACGTCTTTTCTCGCCCTTGACTTGGTAGGAACGTTCAATCTTGTTTCTAGCAATCTTGTCAATCAAGGTACTTTGTGCAGAACCGTTTTCTCTGATGGACTCTGAGGATTTGGAATCTATTGAATACTGATAAGCGATAACTAATTCTTTGATTTGTTCTGACAATGCTACTGCCTTTTGTCTTGACATAAAGTTGTACACTTGTGTTGAAAGGTTTTGAAAGTTTTCTAATTCTAAGACAAACCTTGCAAGGTGAGGCGAGGCTACGATAAGTGTCTTGTAGTATAATGACTTTGGGTCAATAACTAAACTTTTCTCAAAGGTTCCGTCCTCTTGTGGAACTTGCTCTATGCGTTGAACGGACTGAACCAGTACGTCAACTAAGTCCTTGTGTTCAGGTTCGCTTTGTGGTATCATAGCCCTGAATTTTGTAGTTACTATAACCTTAAAAGGATAATGGTTTTTGAATTAATTGGTGGCAAAATCAAAGAAATACCATAGGGAATACTCTAAAAAGTATAGGGAAGCTGATAAGGAAATCTCTAAAAAGTATAGGGCATTGGGTGTCACTGGTAGTTTTTCAGCGTTTAGAAAGCAAGAGAAAAAGAATAAAAAGTCATTGATATAATTAAAAATGAATAGTGTCGCCCTCACTGTTCCCCCTATCCTTTACGGGATAGGGCGATAATATTATATAGATAATTTATTGATACAAGTTAAGATGGGCGTTTTACATGGTAGAGATTTACTGTCACCAAAGTGGATAACTGCAATTATTTCTGACGCTTCACACCGAGTACATTTTGTTCCAATCAAACACACTATCGGTGATTACTTTATCACAGACATTGACGGTGATGTTTATGCCTTCAAGATTGACGGCAGAAGAATATTACAATACAGAGAATCAATGGTCAAGACATTTAGAATATTACAGTATGACATTACACATCACTTGCCGTTAAGTTCCGAGTCAAAGGAACTGGAAATTATTTTAGAGTTAAACAAGCTTCCAAAGGTTGACGGTATGTTGGCAAACATATTCAAGATACTTGGTTCAAAGGAACGTGACGACTTTGTATCACACAAGTTGTCTGAACTGATTGACAAGATTCAAGGCTATGAGAAAGTTCAAGCACAGACTGAACTTAACGAAAGATACTCAAAGGAAGCCATGAACATGATTAACTATCTAGACCACTTGGACGTAAGGGAAATCGTTACACCGTTAAAGAAGGTGTCAGAATTTATCCAAGAAGACCTTATTGCAACAGATCCAAAGTTCATGGGTACAGTTGTGTCTTCATATCAAAGAACCGACATGGAACACAAGAAGGTAACCAATACCCCTATCGCTTCCAAACAAGCATGGATTAAGTTTGTGGCTATCTTTATGGCAATAGGAATGGTAGGTGCGATAGGTTACATTGTATATGACGGTGGACATTTGGACTCTATGATGGGTATGTCCATGCCAACTCTAGGTCAGGTTAGTGATGATGTTATAATGAAACAGTACCCTGACGCTGAAAGTCTTAGACTCGCAGTAGATTCAGGCAAAGTTGACTATACCAAACTGTCCTCAGTTGCACAGTCAGTAGTTGACGAGCATAGAGAAAGTTATCCCATAATGTTACAGCCTGAAGAACCAGTCGTGATTGAAGAACCAGTCGTGATTGAAGAAATGGTACAACCTGACGAGGGTGAGGAACCAGTTCCAATAGTAATAGAACAACCTTAATACTAGAATGGCTGATGTTTGAATGTGTACTGGTATATAATATTGGCAATACTGGCAGTATCTTTTGTATCTAATGAAGCCTATGCACAGAATACCGTAACTATTATTGGTGACGAATCACTTCAGCCATGCTTTATGAATATGACGGCTGGTGCTTCCATGTGGTCTAACTGTGGTGCTGATGAAGATTATTTGGACTTTGCACTAATGCCGTTTGAATATATCACTGGTGGTTATTTCTCTATGATACTTGTTACTATCTTTATTATTATGGCTTACATAAAATATCATACCGTACTATATCCAATGCTTATCGGATTGTTATTCCTTCCAATAAGTTATACTTTCTTCCCAGACACTTTCTTGGTATATGCAATAACATTGTTCGCAGTTGGTGTGGGTGGAACTTTGACATACCTTCTACTTTGGCGTGGAAGAAACTGATAAATAATAATATGCACCAATAAAACACATGGGGCGTAGTTGTACTAAATGTGATAAAAAACATTATGCCAAAGACCTATGTAAAAATCATTATGAAAAAACTGATGAAGCAAAGGCGAAAAGGAATAAAATAAATCAAAGACCTAAAAATAAAACACGAAAAAATAATTATAATTTAAAATACCATAAAAAAAATAGAGATACTTTATTATTAAAAATGAGAGAAAGGTATCAAAACCTCACACCTGAACAAATAGAATCAGAAAGACTTCGTGGTAAACAAAGAACTGCTAATGGTGAATATAGTAACTATCATAAAAACAATAAAGATAAACGTAATGCTGAGTCTAAACAATGGCATTTAGATAACCCAACATATCGTTCTGAATGGGCTAAAGCAAATCCGATAAAGCGTTTAAGAATTGAACAAAGATATGATAAAAAACATTCAAAGTTCTATAATAAAATACAATTAAAATCATGGGGTGACTTTATCAAATATATCTTTCCAAGATGTATCAACTGTGGTTCAACCAAACAACTTGAATCTCATCACATATTACCTAGAGCTCAGTTTCCTGAACTTGCACTTGCACCTGACAACGGTGTAACCCTATGCAAGAAATGTCATAATGAGATAACACAGTTGTTAAAGAAGTTTTACGCCTAGAGTTTACTTTAACATTATATACTAGAATTATTTGAGAGTAAGCATAATGGTCGAGAATAACATTATGGCTTTAGTTGGTGCTTTTATAGGCATTGCCATACTATTAGGAATCGGTACACAAATCTTAGGCAATTCAGTCCAAGACTGTACTAACCTCTCTGATTATGACAGCACAAGTGGTGCAACCCAAACAGGTTGGGCAGCCCAATGTGAAGCAAACAATGAACAAACTCAAAATGCATACGCATTATTGATTATTGTATTAATTGTAATTGCAGCAGTCGTAATTTTGACAGTAGTCAAGATGTTATAAGCCTAAAAAACTTATACTCTTTACTTTTTTAAATAACTTTAATAACCACACCCCACACTTTTAGTTAGCATGAGTAGCCTTATCTTTCTAGGATTTTCGGTTATACTTTTTATAATTTCCTATGGTATCATGTTCACTATTGCACCAATGATACTTGGTTCTGTATTTACTGTCATGGAAAACAATCTGACTAACGGTTCAATGACACAGGAATGGATTGATATGTATAATCAGACCAAAGAAACTACACAGTATTTGATTCCATTGATTCCAAGTATAGGAATATTCATTCTAGTAATCAAAGTCTTAATGGTTGCAAGTGCTAGAGGACGAGACTAAAATGTCTAAGACATTACTTGTCATACCTGTACTGCTAGTGTTACTTTTAGTTCCTACAAATGTATTTGCACAAACTGATTTCGGTGTAACAAGCGATCTGACAGTTGAGGGACTTGAATCATTTCCTAATATTGTAATGACACCACCACAAGAAATTGAGATAACCACACCGATAACAGGATTAATGACATTACCCGAAGAACGAATCGAATCATTCACTTTTGAGAAATTCCAAGACGGTTTCACATGGGAATTAGATGAGGATGGATTTTTGTATCAACAATGGGATGAACTAGGAACAAACCCTGAACCAAAACCTGAATATCCACAAGTCACAGAAAACTACACCATTGTACAAAATGAAGATGGCACATACACTTTTGCAACACATAGTCCGTATATCTCAGATGGATATGATTGGAAGCCATACATTCTAGGTGAGGATGAAAACGTAGTTCAGATACAAATTGCTGGTGGAACTATTGTCTTTGACAAAGTATCTGGTGCAGTTACAATATTCAATGAATATGAAACTGTAATTGATTCTGACAGTTACAGTGTAAGAACTGCATTGATTGGTTCTGATGTTTGGACTAACCTTAATGTGAACAATACTGATGTTGAAACTACCGTTGTAGAGGATGGCGACAAAGTAACAGTTTCATTTATTCGTGAAAATGACGAGGGTAAGTTTACAACTGAATATGTAATATACAGTGGAAAGATAAAGACAACTGCTTACTTTACAAATTATATTTATGAAAATAACAAGTTTGCATTTACACAAACTTTGGACTTGCCTGACAATATAGTTTCTGTAAACAACATGGATGATATTGATCTAACTGATTATGTTGGAGTATCTTTTGACCGAACAACACTTGAAGAAAATGAGGATTTAATTTTAGAGATAAAGGACATCTACTATAACTCAGGACTAGGATTTGATAACCTATGGAGTGTCAATGTTATAACTCCAACTAAAGTGGCACTTGATTATGCCAACGTAGAACAAACACAAACTGTGATAGGCGATACAGTAGAATTAGATCCAATATATACTGTAAATCATATAGGTACTATGTCCCCAGCTCAAAGCACTTCATCATACGGTAACTCACAGGGCGATAGTCTAGGATGTGGTGGTCGAATTGCTTCGGGTGATCAGGGGTACAACATTACATGGAACTTGAGAAACTATGTAGGTTCTTGGTACACTTGGAACGGATGTAGAACAGCTATGGTCGGATTTGATTTGGCTGGAATACCTGACACAGCAGTAATATCTGACACCAAATTAGTATATGATATTACATCATCTAGTAATGCTGGAACTTTTGACCTCAATCAAATGACACAATCAGGACAAGATGGATGGGGTTTGCATAATTATGATACAAGTCAGGCAGTTGGTACAAATCCATACTCAGTTTACGACACAGCAAACTATGATAAAACATGGGAAATGTACTTAGACGCTAACAACTTGGGTACACAGCCTAACGGTGCTGGAAGTAATTACGCTTCCAATTTATCATCTGCTGTGGGTACTTATGTAACGGACTTGGGGTCTGCTGGTAATGCAGATGTTCAGGCACAACTAAATGACTCGACTTCTGTTAATGGTGTTGGGGAGTGGTTTGGAATTGGTATGCCATATTCAGCCATGAAAACTGGTGCAACTGCTTCTAATAACTGGACAAGTCAAACCGTTCAAACTGTTTCCACACAGGACATGAACTTTGACAATGTAAATTTATTGATAACATTTTCTTCACCACCAACAGAACCAACTAATGTCACTACAACTGCTAACGGTTCAAACGTTGATTTATCTTGGAGTGCAAGTGAAACTCTTTCAGATTACATAGAATCATCTTCCGCAAAAACATACGTTGTACCCGTAGCACTTCCTGCAACTTGGTCACTTTGGCAGGGTGGTGCTAGTCCAACAACTCCAACAATGGGTGTGGGTGGCGTACTTGGAACTGCCTTTGACTTTAACGGTTCTACGGATATGGTCGGTGAAAATTTTGTTACAAGTGATTTCGCTTCAAACTCACAGGGTTCAATATCAATATGGATAAAACCTGAAGCAAGTGGGTCTAGTGTAGGCAATCCGTTTGGTGGCACAGGATTTCAATCATACTGGATAACCAATACCCCATTGTGGTCAGCATATCCATCAAACTCCTTTAACATGGGATCCCTTTATTCTAATGCCAATGCATTTACAATGAACGCATGGAATCATGTTGTAGTTACGATTGATTCAACAACGTCAAACAATACAACCGTTGTTTACGTTAATGGTTCGCCAGTTCAAATGTATAATTATCCAAGTGGTACGGGTGGTGGTTCTGCAAGTAGTTCCAACTCAAAGACAGCAAGTAACTTGTTGGCAAATACAATACTAGGCGGACAATACCATCCAAGTCCGCAATTCAAATATCCGTTTGACGGAAAGATAGACGAAGTTTCCTCATGGGATAAAGTGTTATCACAAACTGAGGTTACAACTTTGTATAACTCAGGTAATGGTAATACCCCTGACAGTATCAACTCAAACAACAATCTGATTACTTACTTCCCTTTAGATAATACTTCTACACCTCTGCCAAACATGGCAGTAACATCTGATCCTGTAACTGTAACGTATGATGTAAAGCGTGACGGTACAAGTGTAGGAACCACGACCAATACTTCATTTACAGATACTACTACTGCTTACGGTACACCTTATCTTTTTAGTTTGACAGCTTCCACAAGTAATGGAAGTACATCAACAACAAATTTCCCAATTACACTTACAATTCCAGCACCAACTGGATTGACCGCAACATTGAACATACCTAACGTTGATCTGTCATGGACTGGTGTAAGTAGTGCAACAGGTTACAAGATTGAACATAGTACGGATGGCACAACTTGGAGTACCTTAGTTGCAAATACTGGAAATACAAACACAACTTATTCTGATACTGTACCGACACCAAACACAGTAAATTATTATCAGGTCAGGACATTGATAGGTTCTGCTGAATCAAATGCTATTTATGATTCAACTACAATCACGCCAGTTAATTACAGAACATATACTGCAACTGCAAGTGCAACAACTTGTGATACTGGAACATTGTATGCTGATGGTACACATGAAACAGGTATGCCAGCTCAAAATGGTGGAAACAGGTATTGTCTTGTAACTTCAATGGAATACGACATATCTGCAATTCCTGATACTTCAACAATTACAAGTGCAGTTATTGAAGAAACCCATTCTATTTGGACTTCTGGATTTTCCCCATCTTGTGATTACAAATCCAATATGTCACAACAGCCATCAACATCAACCACACAACAAAAATGGGATTCTGTAATAGCTGGTACAGTATATGCAAATGATCCAAACTGTATTTCAGGTTATACAAGTGGAACTGCGTATGATGTGCCATTAAGTTCACAGGCTATAACAGATATAGAAACGCAGTTATCAGGGGATTGGTTTGGAATTAATTGGGCTATTGATAATTTCCCAAGCCTTGCCAACGCTGGAACTGGGGGCACACCAGCTAGTGTTACAGGTGGAACATCATTACTAAAATTAGAATATTCCTATATACCACCATCAGCCAATGCCACAGTTGGTGGCGTACCATCTGCACCAACTGGATTGACAGCAACTTTCAATACAACTACTGCTGACATTGACTTGGCTTTCACAGCACCAGCAAATAATAACGGAAGTGCAGTTATTGGTTACAAAGTTGAAGTCTCAACTGACAATGCAACTTGGAGTACGGTCACTGCTGACACTGGAAACACAAACACAACTTACACAGATCTAAATCCTACAATGGGAAGTTTGAATTACTACAAAGTTTCTGCAATTAACGCATACGGAACTGGTGCAGTTTCAAACATAGACAATGACATGGCTGGGGTTCCACCTGACGCACCGACAATTACCTCAACCTCAACAGACAATCCAAACACAACACCTTTGGAAATTACAGTTAACTGGACAGCACCAACAAATACTGGAACGGCTGGAATTACAAACTATGAGGTCTATCGTGACGGTACATTGGTAACGACAGTTGGTAATGTTACAAGTTATACTGATACAGTTCCAACTGGCGGTGGCACGTTTGTTTATTCATTAAAATCTGTAACACCACATGGAACTTCTGTATTGTCTGCAACTGCTTCACATACTACACCAACAGTACCACCAGCACCAACTTCAGCACCTACACTTGCAATAGCAAACCCTGACTCAAATCCGTTTGACGTAACATTGTCATGGTCTTTGCCAAGTTCAGGGGGATCGGCAATCACATCATTTGAGGTCTTTAGAAGTACAGATGATATAACCTACTCAAGCGTAGGCAATACTTCACAGTTAATCTTCTATGACACTGTACCAAATGTCGGTACATTCTATTACAAGTTTTCAAGCATTAACTTGGTAGGCAATTCAGTTCAGTCGCCTTCAAGTAATATCGCAACACCTACCGAACCAGTTGCAGACTCTAGTGTCACACTGGCAATCAACAGTCCTGATCCAAGTCCTTTGGATATTACAATAAGCATTGTAGCACCAAGTGGTAACGGTGGTTCTGCAATTACTGGATATAACTTGCACTCATCAAATGACGATATAACTTACACACAGATCGCTACCAATGTCACAACAGATCAGACAGTGACAGTATCTTCGGCTGGAACTTGGTACATTAAATCACAGGCAATCAATAACGCTGGAACTGCTGGACTTGGAAGTGCAACAAGTATAACCACACCTTCAGTGCCAACTGGTGACGCAAGTGTTACTTTGGCAATTCCTGACCCTGACAACTTCCCATTTGATTCAACTGCAACTTTTGTAGCACCAAGTGGTAATGGTGGTTCTGCTGTAACTGGTTACAACTTGTATTATTCTGATGATGATATAACCTACTCACAGATAGCAACTGCAAGCAACTCTGTTATCAGTCAGACTTTGACTGGTGCTGGAACTCATTACTTTAAAGTTGAAAGCATAAACAATGTAGGAACTTCAGCACTCAGTTCGGCAATAACCATTGACACACCAACTGTACCTTCATCTGACGCAAGTGCAACATTGGCAATCAACAATCCTAACCCAAGTCCTTTGACAATAACTGCGACACTGGTTGCACCTTCATCTGACGGTGGCAGTGCAGTAACAAACTATAACTTGTGGATTTCAAATGACGATATAACTTACACTCAAATCGCAACTGCAATCAACGGAACCTTTGATCAGACAGTAAGTCAGTCTGGAACTTATTACTTTAAGGTAGAATCCACTAACCTAGTTGGCACTGGTGGTCTTGGAAGTGCAACAAGCATAGCCACGCCAACTGTACCAACTGCACCTCAGAACGCAGGCAGTACAATAGCTGACATTGACAACGCACCTTATGACGTAACTGTAACATGGGAAACACCTTCATCAACTGGCGGTTCTGACTTGACACAGTATAACGTTTACAGAAAACAAGGCAGTAGTGCATACTCTTTGTTGACAACAACCACTGGTCTAAGTATAACTGACACGGTTCCGACTTCACTAACAACCAACTTTACTTACAAGATTCATTCAGTAAACAATGTTGGCGAGTCAACTGCATTTGACGATACGACTATTACAACATTCAATGTGCCTTCAGCACCAACACTTTCAGTTACAACTGGAACTACCGTACTGTCTTGGAACGTTCCAAGCAGTGACGCAACTGTAAGCAGTTATAAAATTTACAGGGACAACGTTTTGCTTACAACAGTCGGTACTGTTACAACATACTCTGACTTTAGCACAATCGTGTTTGGAAACTCTTATGACTTTAAGATAGTCGCAGTATCATCTTTGGGTGACAGTGCTGATTCAAACACTGTAACTACAACGCCTGAAACTGAAATTACTGGAATGGTGGCAAGAGGTGTAACTGGAACTGGTGCAGTAATTGACTGGGACGAACCAGCATACTATCAAGGTCAGGTAACTTCGTATAACGTGTACTATGGAAACAGTGGAACACCAGCCACAAGTGCTGGAACCACAACCAACACATTTTCTAACTTTGCACCTCAGTTGGACTATGACACAACATACGTCTTTGGTGTAAGTATCAACTCACCTTTAGGCAACTCTGGACTCAGTAACATTGTTGCAATAACAACTAACGTTGATACCAGCATAGTTTCAGCCGATCCTACAACTGGTGGTGCTGGTTGGTTTGACATTGACTCAGTTAACAATCAGTCAGTTAATGTCATAGAGTTCCAAAGAGAAACTCAGATGATTAGTGGAAACCTTACTGACACATTACAAGTTGCATACCCTACATGGTGGGACGATATGACTTGTGACGTAGATTACAAGTTCGCACAAAAGACAGAGCAATATGTCGAGGGTGATGATATGACAGCACAGGTAAACTCAGCTAATGCAGACCAGCAAGTAATAGGATTCCAATTCCAAGAAGTTGACAACGAAGTAATTGAAGTTCAATGTGCACCTCAGCAAAGTACACAAGATGATGGTGTGTCAGCCAAGTATGTTATGACACAGAACAATCTTGGTGCAGTAGGTGAAGTTGGTACGCCAAACATTCCAATAGTTACACAGATTACCAACTTTTCAAACGGAACTTACGGAACTGACGGTGACTTTGGTGCATTAAACATTGTAGGACTGTTTGCAATATTGATTTCAATGGTAGGATTTAACAGGCTAAACCCAATAGTAGGTGTACTTTTATCAGCCAGTATGATATTTGTATTGTCATGGTTCGGAATTATAACAATACCAACTGCCATAATAGGTGCAATAGCATTGGTTATATTCCTAGCATGGGGAGCTACGAGGAATAGATAATGGTCAATCTTAATGAAATAGCCATGTTTACAATCATCTTTGCATACGTTACGTCTTTTGCATTTTTAGGTGTACAGGATTCAGTAGGTGATCTTGTCGGTGTGGACATGAAAGCATTTGATGTTACTACTGGTGGGTTCACAGGCGAAACAATAAAAACAGAGATACAGACAATGACAGATACCTTTGCTGGTTGTTATGACAATCAGACACCACCTGTATTAATTGGTGGTTTTAACAATCCAACTTACCCTGACGAAGCCAGTTGCAATACGGCTCAATATAACTGGGAAGTGGGTACGGGTTCATCTTTCTCACAAATGTCTGCTCAAACTGCTCGTATGCAGTTGACAATGGCTGACGAACCATCTATCACAAACAATCCAATCACAAGTGCAACGACAATGATATTTCAACTGTTCCAAATTGTAACTGGAACCTACGCATTTAACCTGTTAATATTCATGGGTATTCCTCACATATTTGTAGTCGGCATTACGGCTGTATATGTCATATTATTAGCAATCTATGTCTTTGAGAAACTACACCCATGACAGACAAAGAGTACGAAGAAAGACCCGAATGGGCTTGGCTTGTTGAAGATTAATTTTATTCTCTAAACAATAACAACTGTAAAGTCTGCATGATAAAGTGGAACGTCATTAGAATACCAAACATAAAGTTGACAGTTATCCAAATTGGATTGACTAGGTTTATTGTAAATACCTGATTAAGACTGGTGGCTGTGCCTTGTTCGACACCTGATGATACCACTTCGTATAACCCTACACTTTCCCCCATACCAGCCAGTAAAAATGCACAGACTATTGAAGGAATGAGATACATGGCACGGGTAAACGACTGTGATTTGGTCTGAGGTGCTTCACGAATAGTAGAAATGATCAACATAAGCATACCTGAGTAGGCAATAAAGGCGTAAACTGCAAACTCGATAATACTAATATCAGCCATTCAAACTTTCAATGCTGTTCTGCTATATAAACAACATTAATTAACTTAGTAAGCTTTGATTATATCAATGGTAAAATCTGCACAGGAAAAAGTATTAGAGAAAAAATATGCAGAAGCAGTATCAGGTAAAGACAAAGAAATACATGACGCACAGATTGAAGTTTATGAAGGACAAGTCACTGAAGCTAGGGACGCATATTATGAAGCAACTGAAAAACGATCTAAGGCTAGATCAAAACTTCCTAAAGACATTCCTGAAGAAAGTGAAATAAAAGAAAAATTACTTGAAGCACAATATATCAAAAGAAATATTTCCAGTCCGACTGAACGTGAACAAATAAGTGAATATGAAAAATCTATATCTGATTACAGAGTTCATAAAAAGACTGTCAGTGTTTTAGACAAAGAGATACCACAGTTAAAAATACAAGCTGAAGAAGAAGTTAAAACAGTCAACCGTAAAATACAAAAGGCAAAGGAAACAGAAACAGTAAAACAGGATTCGCTTATAGAGGGGTATTCAAGTCAGATAAGTGCAATAAGAAAAGCAGAATATGTTTCACAAAAGAAGCAACAGTCATTGATAGTTTCTGAAGCAACTGCGTTGGTCAAGAAAGAGGACGCAAGACTTGAACAAAAACGTATTGCCGAAGAAGCAAAGGCATTAAAATTAAAACAAGAAGCTGATGTAAGACAAAAAGCATTTGATGAGATGAAAGGTGGTGGTAAAACAGCAGGGAAACAAATACATTACGGAAGATACCCTAACATACCTTACGGACATGGTGAGATTTCACCAGCACCGCCAAGTAGAGGAACCAAAGGTGGTAAAATATACTGGATTATTGAAGATAGTTATTATCAAAGAGCTGGTTCAATATTGGGTATCTCAGCAGAACAAGCCCGTAGCGTAGCAAGACATGGCATGGTTACTGGTTCAGGAAAATCAAGAGATAAAGCATTACGATCAGTTCAGGATTCTATTGACGGTGGCAATAGGGCAGAACAATACGCACAGCACAGGGCACTGGCAAAAAAGACAACTGCGTCTGCTTATGGAAATATGTCAGCACAGGAAAAGCTTACCAGTTCTGCAACGGCTACAATGTTTGCAACCAATCACAATATGTCTGCTTCAGAAATATCACAAAAGAAAGAAGCAAAGAAGGTAGTTCTACTTGAAGCAGTTTATGACGCAACCAATGGACGGTTAGGTAGCAAAAAAGGAGAAACAACAAAACAGGGTGAAGGAACATTTCAAGTGTTTGAGAAAGACGGAACCAATGTCACTGACAAAGTTATACCAATTATTAACAAACAGAGGGAAACAGAACTTGCCAATGCAAGGCAACAGCAATACATTTCTGAACTTCGTGCTGGTAATATCGGACTTGCAAGGGCTTTATTAGATCCACAGACAAAGCAGACCTACACAAATTCTACAATGAACACTGACAAGTTTTTGACAGAACGGGGATATGATACTTCAAAACCTGATACGATTCCTAACAATCTTTTTAGTCCTGACTATAATGAAAAACTTACAGAAGCAAGGCAGACCACTCAGGGTGATCTTAGAACTGCGACTTCAGGTTATACTGGAAAAACAAACCAGCCTTATACAATGCCAAAGGCTTCAATGAAAGTCCAGACAAAAAGAAAGGAAGCACAGGCAGTAATAGCAAAGTTTGATCCTAAGCCAATGGATCAGTTCAAGGCAAAAGATTCGTCATACGTTCCTTCAGTCGGAACTGTCACGTTAAAAAAGAATGAATTGTTGTCAAAGAAAGAAACTGATGTTTGGGGATTTGACCCTATCGCAAATCAAGTCAACAAAGATATGCAGACTTCTTGGACTGTGACGGTACAGAAAAAAGGTGCTGAATATACTTCTGACTTTAAGACTAGGGAAGAAGCAGTTTTGTTTAAGAAAAGTCAAGAGAAAGTATTCTCTGGAACTGATAATGAATGGTGGAATAAATACAACTATGCACCAGCAGTTGACTCAGGCGAAGTTATACACCCAAGTAAAACTGAAACATGGTCTGATGATATAAGACTAGGTGCTGGATATGTTATCACACCGTCTTACAATATTCTTAAAACTGTTTACAACCTGACACAGCCTGAAGATAAACAAGTCCCAATGTTGGCAACTGCCGAAGACAAGTTAATCGGTGGTACTATCACTGATGTTATGGACGGTACACCGTTAAAAGGTACAGGGGTAACTGGATTTGCTGACTATGTTGTAGAAAACCCGTTCAGGGCTGTGGCTGAAGTTCCAAGTGCCGTTGTCACAGGTGTCATGGGTGGCAAGGCAATAACTTATGGAATTAAAGGTGCAAGTATTGGCGTAAGTGCAACTGCAAAACTTGGAAATAAGATAATTCAAAATAACGCACCTACAATAGTCAAGGTTCCGACTATGGCTGTGATGGGTGCTGGTCAAACAGTTCAGCGTGTCGGTACAAAAGTATCTTCAATTCCAAGTGTAATTGGAAGTTCTATTATCAGTTATGGTACAATTCCTAAAGCAACAAAATATGGTATGCCATCATTTACAATTCCACAACAGGTAGTACGTCAAGGAATTGTAAAACCGTATGACAGTGCGACAATGTTTCAGGGAAGTCGTGTCGGGTTTGGTGCTAAGGCTAATTTTATTTTGACACCTTCAGGCAGAATGTTTGTAAGACAGTCAACTGATATTGCTGGTGAGATAGGTGCAAAGCCACAGTTCCTAAGCAAACAAGTTGCCATGTTTGAAAATGAAAACGTTGTAGGGTTTGCAACGAGAGGCAAAATGAAAACAACAAAATATGATATGCCAAAAGAAACCCCGTTCAAGTCTGACGTATTTGCACCAACTGACAAAACGAAACTAATTCCAAAAGAAGGACTTCCAAAAGAAAAAAAACCGTTCCCTGAGTTATATGACAGTAAGGCAACTACAAGTGGAAAGCCGTTCCCTGAGTTAGTCAAAGTTGAGGACATTGGTAAAACCAGTATTCCAAAACTTCAGACACCGACAGTTCTTGACAGAATTAAGTCAACTGCATTGTACAAAACAAAAGTCAGTGCAAAGCAGTACAAGACAAACATTGACGAGGTTACGTTTTACTCAGATACAACTGGCGATTTGGTCAAGGGTGTCAAAAGACCCAAAGCCGAATTGCAAGGCGAGGGTGTCAATTACAGGGGATTTAAAAAGCCTGAGATAACTGGAACTAGAACAAGACTTCAGGACTACAAGACTTCAACAAGTCAGTCAACAATCAAAGGTCAGCTAAAGTATTCTGAAGTGGCTGGTGGCAAGATAAAATTCAAGGGAAGTCCAGTAAGACAAGTTGATACGATAGTCACTGGTGCAAAACTTACTGGCAAAAAGAACTTGAAACTGATTGACGACATGGCAAAAGAAGGACAGATTGAAGAAATTGGAAAGAAGACTGTAATGAAGGGGACTGATTATTTCGGGGGTGGCAAGAAGGCTGGTCAGTTAAAACAGTCATTGGAAAGCAGAAACCCTACAACGTATGAAGCCAAAAGTGGAAAGATAAAACCAAAAGATGAAACAATACTTTACGGTGTAAGCAATAGAAATATTCCAGTTGACAAAAAGGCTTTCGCACAGACCATGAAAGAGTCAAACCTTCTTAGAGAAATGGCAGACAAAGCACCATTAAACAAAAAACCTACCGTACCAAAAGGTGTTGACGAACCACCAAAAGAAAAGTATCATGCATTTATCGGTGAGTCAAAGTCAACTGGTAAGACTTTTCAGGGAACTAGAATTGAACTTGGTTCAGGCATTGGTACAACGGGTGTCGGCAGTAGTTTCACCAAAACAAATGTTGATTTGGGTAAAGGTGGTGGTATCTCTAACATAAAAGATGTTAAAGGAATGTCTAGCAAACCTGATGTTGTTGGTGTTACAACCAATAGAATAAACGTAAAAAAGTTTGAAGAACCTAAAATACAAAAAGGTGATAAGATAGTTGACAGTAAAGAGGGGTCAACTGTTACAAGAACAAAACTTGATACATTCCAAGAAACCAAAATCAAACTGGGTCAAAGTGCAGTATCAAAACCAGTACAGATACAAGTGCCAAAAGTTAAGGCTAGTGTTAAACCACCAAAGGTTTCGCCAAAAGTTAAACAGGTTGTCACACCTACTGTAAGTCAGAAAACTGGAACTGGTTTGGTACAAGAAACTGCACAGTTGACCAAACAGCAAACCAAACAAAAACCTAAGATTAAACAAGCACAAAGACTTAGAGCAGTTCAAAGTCAAGTCGCTATAACAGCCGTAGTTGCAAAGACAGCACAGGTTCAGGCAGTTGCACAAATGAAACCACCTACAATACAAAGAACAGTTACAAGAAAACCAGCAATAGTCATTGACATTAATTTACCTGTACCTGAAAGAAAGCCAAGAAAAAGAAAGCGTGGTAAGAAGGCTGGGTTCATTGGTAATGTAAGACTTGACAACATCATGGGAATGTACAAGAGAAAAGAAATCACATACGGTCAAAAGAAAGTTACAAAGTTGGAAAGACAGGACATGAGATTGACGGCTGGAACTAAAAATAGAATTGCACTTCCGTCTTCAGGTCTGCTAAAGACCAAGAAGAAAAAGAAAGGCAAGACAGAAAGTGTGTTTGGTAGAAGTGTAACAAAAACTAAAGACGAGTTTGTTGGATTTGAATCCAAGCCTAAAAAGAAAACAGTCAAGCGTAAAAAATCCAAATCCACAAAAGTCAGATTAATGTAGAAAGATATATTAAAGCAAAATATTCTATACTACTTGTTGTCAAGTAAAACTGATGGTTCAACTGTTGCTGTAAGCAACGAGGTACTCGCAGAAATTCACAGACTATGTAAGCGAGATGATCTCAAAGTCAAGGCAGTAGTGAACATAGCTTTGAAAGAGTATCTAAAGGGCAGGGTATAATGACTTTAAAGCATACATTAGAAAACTATCTGGGAAATTTAGTGAACTCTGATGAAAGAGTCAAAGAAAATCTCGATAAGATATTTCCTAATGACTCGACCTTGAAGGAAATATTGGACAGCACTAACAGCGAGGTACAAACAGACTCGCAGGAAGGTGAAATAAGAAAAATGGCAAAATTTGAAAAACAAGAAAACGAATACATAAGTGGAAACGACTTGGTAAATGTTGAAGGTGTAAGATTTGAAATCCTTACAGAAGTGAAAGAAGAATCTTCTAACTTCGGTATGAAGCCTAAATGTTCCGTAAAGGTATTAAAAAATGGTGTAACATCTGAGCAAAAATGGACTCTGAACTTACAGAATATCAATTTCTTAATTGATAGTTTCGGTGACGAATCTAATACTTGGATTGGAAAATCCGTAGGTGTTTTCGTAGAGAACATCAAGGGCAATAATGCAATAAGGATAAAGGCATAATGTGTTACACCCAATTTAGAATGTCACAAATTTTAAGTGACACTTCTATTTCTTTTTCTTTTGATAAAAAATCAGACCAGCAAGACGAGGACGAAGAAGATGGGTGACTTGTGGAAATACAAGGCAATCGCAGAAATCAAAGCCCGTCAGGAAGAAGCACGAAATAAAATGAAAAACAAAGACAATGATTATGAATGTCGTTCATGTGGTACTTTGATTAAAGATTATGTTTTACTTCTTATCCATATAAACAATGGACATGAACACGAAATAAGATATTTGAATAAAGATGAAACCAGTTAATCTTAGCACCCAGTTTTTATTATTCTTCATACCAGTCGCAGGGTATTACGCATGGTATAGGATAGGCAAACTATGGTCTGGATTCTTTTTGAATCTTGCACTTGGACTTACGGTGATTCCGTTGTTTGTTTTTCCAAATATGTTTTTGTATCAAAACTTTTTATTCCTAAGCATATCGATAGTCGGCTTTACAATAAAGATATACTTTTTAGTCAAGTGGTCAAAACAACATAACGAGAGGTGCGAAAATGACAAAGAGAATTAAATGCAGAATGTGTGGTTCTGACAACCATTTTGGAAACATGAAGTGCAAAGAGTGTGAGAGTATATTTGGCTAAGTGTGAATGTGGTTCGCCACCTTGCAAGTGCAAGTCTTTTCAAAGAGATACCAAATGTGAACACAGAATGAAAGGCGAGTTTGGAAAAGAGTTACACGAATGTGGAAAGACTGGAATTTTAAGAGAGGACTGTCACACTTTTTTTCAAAGTAAGAAAGTTCTTTGTGAGGAACATTACGGTCAACATTACAGATACGCCCATACCAAGTGTGGGATATGTGGTACGACATACGCTGAATGTTGTTGTTAATGCTTGTTGGTTTAACTTAGCTGACAAGGTGGTTGGCTACCGATTAGTTAATTAGATGGGGGGAATAACCCCCCCTATTGACTGGACTTTGTAACAAGTGTTATACTTCTAACGTGGAATTGTTTGATGTTGATGAGGGACTATACCAGTGTGAGATATGCATAATAGGCAACGAATGAGAATCAGTAACGGTCATGCAACAAAGTATTTACTTAAACATGGATATAATCACATTTGGCTTAAAGCCCACACAAAGTTTAAAGACAAAGTACAATGTCAAGATACTAGATACTATGCTCTTGACTTATGGAATTTATATGATGGCTTGTGCTTTGATACCAAAGGCATACTATGGGCTATCCAAATTAAGACAAACGCATGGGCGAAAGCCAGTGACATTATAGAGTTTCAAAAAGACCACAAGATAAAGTGTATCGTTTTGAACGTAAAGAAAGAAAAGTCAAGATGGTATGTACACGAAAGAAAGTATGCATACTAACCATACCAAAAAACATATATTATTATATATTATTATTATAATCCTAGAGGCTAGAACCGTATTATAAGGGACACTCAGTCGGGTCTTATCCCCTCAGTCTAAAAGTACGGCAAGGTATATTGTACCTCATTGATTGCCTCACAAACATTTTAATATAGAAAATTATAATGATAGTAATTATGAATGAACGTGATGAAAAAAGAGTAGAAAAGGTATGGGGTAGCATGGTCAGATTGGAAACTGCAAAGTACCATGTCGATAATACCGAACCGTCATACCACATACTCTCATTTGGTGGTGGTCGTCAAACAGTGGCACTGTTGTTAAGTATGAAAAAACTTCTTAGCAATAACAAAAAAGCATGGGTTGTTTTTGCCGATACTGGGGGTGAACACCAAGAAACTTATGATTATATCAACGAGTATATCATACCGTTTTGTAATATTAATAAAATTCAGTTTGTCAGGGTTCATAACAAATATGGAAAAACCTTGTATGATTACTGCTGGGATAAAAAAATAGTTCCGTCAATAAAATTTAGGGATTGTACTTCCAAGTTCAAGATAGCACCAATTAGAAAATTCATAAGAGAAGAATTGAATGTTACAAGAAAACACCCATGCTATGTTCATATTGGAATATCTTATGACGAGGCAACTAGAATGAACGCCTCTAATGTTTTGTATGCCAAGTCAGTATATCCGTTTGTTGACGGATATAGGGACATTGAGGGCAAAAAGACAGTTGAGGACTGTGCAAGAATTGTATCTGATGAGGGATTTCCACCAGTTCCTAAATCGGGTTGCTGGTTCTGTCCATTTGCTCAGACATTGGACTTGTTAGACCCACGTTACAAAGAAAAGACACAGGCATTGGAAGAAAATAATAGCAGATACCCAGAAATTAAACTGAGAGGTATGGGTAAAAACACCAAATCAGTCAATGAGTTGACAATAAATGACGTAGGAAAAGATTCTTGTAAGTCTGGGTACTGTATGGTATGAAGTGTAACTGCCTACCCTGCCAAAACGGCACACATCAAGACAGACAATGTATCTATCGTTGCAACTGTACCCATGAGGCACATGAGAAATGAGTTGGTTTAACCTATCTGTAAACGCCAAGACCTGTAAAAGATGTAAGCAAAGAATTATGAATTATCCATGCATTGAATGTGGATTTAGGCATGATTAGTCACAAAAAATAGAATCTATTTTCAGATAATATCAAACCCCTAGAGGGCTTCATTCTAGGGGTACAAGGAATATTAACGCAATCTTAATACTCGAATTTAATTATTATATAACAAATTTAAACCTTGAAAGGTTTGGTTCGTGACGAATTTAATCTAATCAGCGAACTTGAATTGAATTTCAGTATATTGTATTTAAAATTAAAGTAAACTTACTTAGGTGTCCCATGATAATTACGGGACACTTTTTCTCTATTAACTTTCTTAGAACTGATTTCCAACAAAGTTAATGATGAAATTGTGTCCCGTAAACTCATTATACTTTAAATAAAACACTGACTTACTTAGGTAAGTTTATTAAATCAATAAAATATAGATAAATATTGAAAGTAGTTAAGAATTATTCACTAAATGTTGAAGTGGTAAAGGCATTTGACGAAGAAGTTTCAGACCAAACAAGGTCAAGACTTATTGAAGCACTTATGATAAAATTCTTGGTTGAATATACTAGGGGTAATGAGGAAACCCCTAGTATTGACGATTCCAGTCTTACCACAGAAAAGGAAGCGATACAATGACTTTAATCCCAGATGATAAAACTATTACGAATTGTGATTTTTGTCTTAAAGATGATTATGAAAACTGTACCAAAGGGGGTCTGTGTCCAGCAAATCCTAACAAGCCACAGTTAAAGAAACTGATTTTATGTGACCATTGTAAAAATGGGGGTGACTGGAAGGCACATGAGGAATGTGAGAAAAACTATATCGCCAATGGATTAAAGACATTTTGTCAATGCCCTAGTCTATCTCATGGAAGAAATGCCACGACTTCTATGGAACCAGTTTCTTTTATGGACAAGATAAAGTTTGATTCTCAGACTTTGGAAACCGTAAAACATGAGCATAAGGACAGAATTGATATTATTGCAACAAGACTTATTGACAAATATAATTTTGTAACTGCTAGAGAAACAGACACTATCTACTACTTTAATGGTAAGATATATGATTCCAAAAACTGTGAGTCAGTAATCAAACAGGAAACCGAAATACAGATTGTTGAATGTACCAAGTCAGACAAGGCTGAAGTCATTGACAAGATAAAGTCAAGAACCTATGAAAGCCTAGACCATTTTGACAAGGACATTGAAAGCCTAGTAGTGCAAAACGGTGTATTGAGTTTACAGACAATGGAATTAAGCCCACATACCCCCCTTAATTTGGCAAAAGTTTTGTTGCCTTTGAATTACGTCAAGCCTGAGTTTGAAATTGATATAGACGATTTGTTTAATTCCTTAAAGTCAAATCTCAAAGATACTTTGTTTTGGAAATTTTTGGAAACTTCTTTTACGCATGAGTACAAAGCTGATGAGGAATCAATGCTTTCAGTTTTGGAAATGATGGCTTCGACAATTATTAGAAAACAAATTGACGAAAGAAGTTTTATTATGCTAGGCAACGGTGCTAACGGAAAGTCAGTATGTCTTGACTATCTTTCTGCCATACTTGGCAGGGACAATGTTTCTCATATTCCGTTACAGGTTTTGGCTGAAGATAAATTTGCCAGTGCAAGACTTGACGGAAAACACGCAAATATATTTTCTGACTTGGAAAGAAATGAGCTGTACCATACTGGTATCATCAAGGACTTGTCTTCAGGCGAACCAGTTCATGCACAACAAAAAAACAAGAACGGTTTTGACCTGTACCCTTTTGCCACTTTGGTATTTTCATGTAACAAGTTTCCCAGAGTCTTTGACCAGTCACAGGGATTTTTCAGACGTTGGATTTTGGTAAAGTGGGAAAGAAATTTTGAGAAAGACCCACAGAAAAATGACAACTTGAAAAAGGAACTGCTGGAAAAGACAGAAGAAATGGACTTGGTTTTCTCATGTCTTTGTCATGTTGCAAAGAAACTTTATGACTCAAACAGATTTACAAATCCTAAAGACTGGAAGACAGTTCAGAAATTATGGAATGAAAATTCTGACCCTTTGAACTGGTTTGTCGAGAACCATATCATTGATTCAAACGGAAGCCGTTCAAAGCGTGACACATATCAGTTTTACAAAAAAATAATGTTTGAAAAGGGCGAAGTCCCTTTGGGTATGGGTAAATTTAGCAAGGCATTTTCAGAATACTATGAGGATTCAAAGTCAGATCACGAAAGAATTTGGCTTAACATTGAGTTTAGGGAACCACAACAAACAACGTTAGAGGAAAGTGACAAAACATGAGGTGCAAGTTATGTGGCAAGGTTGTAAAGGTTGTAAACGAATATCATTGTTGGGTTGCGTCACAGCATTGTGGTGCGTGTCACTACTTTGGGGGTAAAAAAAGTGTCAGGTAGAAATTATGAAATGTATTCGTATTGCAACGGCTGTTCAGAACGAACCATGAAAAAATATCCTAAAGATATGTTGAGGTGTCCAGACTGTAATCAGAAACTAAGACATAAACCGAAATCAACTTCAGCAAAAAGACGGGCAAACATGAACTTACCTCGTATTTAAATATGGGTATAGTTAGGTATAGTTAGGGCATGGCTAGACCACGAATAGATTACAATACTCAGTCAATCTGTATGGAATGTAACCAACTTTATCCAAAGGAATTAAAATTGACAATGTGTCCTAATCCAAACTGTTTCAACTCTCATTTGAGATTCCAGTCAAGAAGTAAGACGGCTAGACATAGACGAGAGGTTGCAAGGTATGAGGTTTAATTGGAAGAAATGCAAATTATGTGGGGAAATGTTTGATGAAGATGAAAGATATAAACACCAAAGTCAGAAACACTTTTGGTATTTGGGTGATATAACAGATGATTGAAATAATAATGCTGTTAATGCTTGGCGGTGAAATGGATCTGTCAACTGAACTGGCTGTCAATGTTAAAGAACAAACTGGCAAAGTAGATGAATTACAATTAGAGTATGACTCATTACAAGATGGGTTGCTTAAAGTTAAAACTGATATGAATGGTATCTATGCTGATTATATCAAATGGGAAATCAAGTCCAATGTTAATGACGAAAGCAAAGCCATGAAGGACTATTACCACGATAAAGCACTTGAAGTAAAAAATGAATGGCGTGTGCTAAACAGTGAGATGAAAAAACTTGAAAAGGAATCTGATGAAGTCATGTTTGACTTGGAAACTGCCAAAGTGTTGCTTGAAAAAATGGAAAAGGATTTGGAAAATCTGTTAAAGGCTAACGAACCCATAGAATCAAGATACAAAAATATCAGCATATCACTTTCAAAGAACTGTCAAACCATGATCAACTACGGGTTATACACCAACTGCCCTACCTATGCCGAACTGTTTGAACTGTATGACAATACAAACCCTACCGTGTCAGGCACAATGGTTGACACAAAGTATGACATTGAACGTGTTGACACAATGAAAAAGCACTGGAAATTCTATGAACAATATGATAATTTTGAACTTGTAATGGTTCAGCCTGACTCAGACTTTCAGCACAAAAGTGTAAACGTAGAGATACAGGCTGGAAACTTTACGACACTTGCACTTGTCGGCAACGACAATTCCAGAAACTTTAAGAACGGAAGTTATACCACATGGGAAAACTTTAAGATAAATGATAGTTGTACCAAAATTATTGTCGCACCTGACATGGAACTGATTGACCAAGCCGTTGAGTTTGCAAAGAATAACTGTGACGGTGACATTGATATTTTAGAAAACACTGTAATCAAACAGGAACCTACACCTCATAACGATAGGAACTGGCGTGACTCACCAGCCTTAGTTTATCAGGACTGGTTAAGGAACGCCATTGAAAATAACAAGGGATTGATGTTAGGTCGTGGTTAAGAAAAAGTATAACGGAAGATATGATAATCTTCCCACATGGAAAAGATTTTTACATAAAAATACTGGATTCATTGTGATGAGTGCAGTTGGAATTTTAATTCTTACGGCTTGGACAATTAACGAACAAGAGTCTGAATTTTTTCATTCATGGAACTGTGGCAAATTGTTATACTATATGATGAGTGTAGAGGATTATGGCTATCCTACTCATAATGATTTGACCGAAGAACAGCATTTGAAACTTCACAAGTTATACGCTGACGATTGCAGTAATGACAAATTCCAAGCACCTGACACACTTGAGGTTGATCATGGATTTCAAGAACCTTAAATACAAGTAATGTTATTTTTTCTACATGGGAAGATGGGAAGATGATATTAAACCAGCACAGGATTTAGTTCAGATTAAACGTAACAAATTAAAAAAACTACTGGTCTTATACGGTATCGCTGGTGCTTGTACAGGTATAGCATTTGGAATGTATTTTTCAGGGGGTATATGCTAATGCCTATCGGTGGCTATGGGTACGGTGTAACAAGTGATTACACAGTAAAGTCTGGGAAACGTTGCCCTGCTTGTGGCAAAACAAAATGTAAACATGGAAAAAAAGCTAGAGTTTTCTAATGCAAGATAAAGTAAATTATATTTCCCCCGAAACTTTTGAGAGAATTGTTGAGTATGTTCCGATACTTGGTATTCGCAAGTGGAAAGATGAGGACATTAAAATGCTCTATAAGACAATGTATTACTGTGCATTACGGGCTAACGAGGCGATTCATTTAAAGAAAGAAAGTTTCAACTTGGAAGATCGTGAAATTTATCTAGGCAAAACCAAAACAAAGAAACAAGATACTGCACATATTCCTCATATTTTTGTAGATGAACTAAAGACTTGGCTTATCTTCAAGGAAAAAGGCAGACTGTTTGAAGGGCTGACATATCCAAGACTGTATGTATGGTGCAAAAGAATAGGGTCTGACTTGGATATTTCAGCATGGCAAAGTCTTGAAGCCGAAGTTGGTGAAAAGGTTGTGACTCACTTGTTTAGAAAGTCAATCGGCAAGGAAATGTTAAACGGAACTCATGGTGAAAAAGCCAGTTCGATTCCTGTAATATCAAAACACCTCAGACATTCAAAACCTTCCATGACAGTTGACCATTATCTAAAAGCCAGTCTTGAATCAGTCAAAGAGGCGTGGTAGTATTTTTATACTACAATGTTTTGTACATAATTAATGCCGTTTAAAAAAGGAAACAAACCTCACAACAAAGGGCACGTTAAAGTTGGGTCACATTTTAAAGCAAAACCAAAACGTAAGAAATGACGAGTGTAAAAGGTTCTTGCAGAACAAAATATAGTCGAAGTATTCCAAAGACTTACAAAAAAAAGTCAAAGAAAAAGAAATAGTTATTTTTTAAACTGACTCATAAAAGCGTCAATCAATATTACACAGCCGTTTACGGATTCACTTTCGTGTATTAGAAATGACTTGTTTTCTACAAACTTCAAATCAAATTCTATGTCCTTAGTAACCATAACTATGTCGTCCCTTGTTACAAGCCAGTCTTCCAAGTCATAGTCAGACACGCCCTGTGGTGTAAAGACCAGTTTGTAACCCAACTTTTGTAATTTTCGTACAAGCTTGGCATTTCTCATATTTTCATCAAGAAATATCTTTTTCATACCAGCCATATCCCCTAAGTCCGTCACGTTTTTCGTACAAACTTTCAATCCATTCCTTGTCAGTCAGGATTTCATCACCTGTCATTTCATAATGTGTCAGAATTATGGAAGAACAGTCTAGGCATTTACCTACTAGATTTCCATAACCCCCGTCAAATCCTGAAGCATTACTTTTTGAATGGAAACTTACCATTCTATGATTACAGTCTTTAGGGTCTTGCAACTCACCAAGTATCGCATTGATTATTGTCTTTGCTTCAGACTCGGAAGCCTTACGGATTTGTGGTTCACTCATTGTGTACGTCCTCAACAAAACAACCAGCACATAGATACACGTTACCATCAACAAAAGATATTTCTTTGTTTTTTGGCAACTTTGTAACTATGTATCTGTGACCTATCCCTATCGGATTTTCACAGTTGTCGCAGTATAGTGAGGACTTCATGGGGTGTCAGTCCATTCAGCGTATTTTTCTACATAGTCAGGGTCTTTTACATTCCACTTTGAAACATATTGTTCGTTGGTGGAATTATCAATGTAGTAAATCCATTCACCCATTCTAATGTATGCTACTTCGTCATTACGAATGTCAAGATTTATTGACTGTTTGTTTACCTTGACTTCCATTTTTATTGGCTTCATTGGTGTTCAATTCCTTTTGCTTCGTCTTTGTCTGAATACATTCTAGTGAATATGACTTCAAGTTTTGTAGGACTTCCGTCTTTGTCAAAGCTGACATAAACGGGATATTCCCCGTCACCCCAGTTGGTGAACGTTGCAACACCTGAAAACTTTTCACTAGGCAAGTTGTCAATGTTTGCACAAAAGTCACCCCACTTTGATTCGTCATACAGTTCAGGGTGGTGCTTGATGTAACAAGGGTCACCAACCCATACCAGTCCAGCGTCAACTGAAACTGAACCTACACAGTATCTGCCTTTTTTGACAGTCATTGTTTCAAGCCCTCAACTTTCAAACATTCTTCACAAAGTATCTCACCTTTTTTGTTTTCAAAATACACGAAAGAAAGTACATTACATACTTTACAAACATAGTTTTTTGCAAACATTTGTAGGCTATTTTCTTTTTTTATAAAGTCGTTCATAAGTCCTCAATCCTTAGACCGTCTTTCAATATCAAGTCGGGGTGAGGTCTTTCTATCCCATATTTTTCAACTTGTTCTTTCATTCGCCATAAAACCCCACTAAATATTTCATTAAACATTTGATAGCCGTTAGCTTGATTTTCAGCTACGTTGTCTAATCGGGCTTTAGCTTCTTGTAAGGTTTCCATATAGTCACGAATGTCGTATATGTCTGTCATTGTTTCAAGCCCTCATCTTTTACTGCCTTTATTGCAGTATTGAATCTTTCAGACCCCATACTTTCTTCTAACATTTTACCGATTTCATCAGCTTCATTGAATATTTCATCAAGTGAAACTGATTCACCTCTAGCCTGTCTTTCATCTATCTTTCTTTTGGACATTATTTTGTCCCCTTTTTCCATGATTTCATCATAGGTCATTGTCTAGCCTCAACTTTTTTCATATATGCAAGTATCTCTTCCAACTCATTTATTGAAAAATGTGTTGTGCTTACAATATGTTTTGGTTTTGCTTTAGACGTTAATTTTGTTGGTAGTTTTCCGTATGACTTGATTTGGAAGTTAAAGCTTGTACTTCCATTCATACCAGATTGACTACAATAGATTCTAATCATTGAACCGTCTTGATTAGCGTATTCTAGCCAATTATCTACTGCGTCTTTATCTACTTCGATTGCTTTACAAAATGGTTTGTCTATTAATAAATCACCCATTCTTGTATCGGCACTTTTTACGATATGAGTTTTCATTGTGTTCTGTCCTCACAATTCTCATGCCAAACTAACTGCATTGAAATTTTTTCCAACACTTCTTTTGGTATGTCTTTGTCTTTGATAGGTTCCTTACAATAGCAACATGAATAACCTAGTCCATATTGTTCTGACATTTTTGCTTCGTTACTTTCATCAGATTGAACGAATTGATTTTGGTTTTTGTTTTCCATGATTAGTAATTATTGTACTAGGTATTAAATGTATAGTTTTCTATGGGAAATAGCATAAATACTTTAGGGTTGATTTGGTTCTTTTGGCTTACATTTTGTACAAACATGATAGCGTTTTGTCATGTGTTAATATCGTGCAGAACGGATATAAGATTTTCCTGAAACACCAGCCATGCCGTAATGGCACAATGCACATTCATTATTTGAAGTCCAACAATGTCTAGGCTTACGACATTTCTGGGTCTTTTTACAAGTCTTACACCTCATAATTCTAAACGCCTACGCCTTGCAATAGTATTCTTTGCACGTTTAGATAATTTTACACCACAGCAAGGACACCAAATCCCTTCATACTTTATGAACAAACAACATTTTGCACATTTTTTATATGGTGTATTTGCCAAATTTCTCACGACTTTTTTATGTTCGTATTCAGGTTTTAGACAAACATTCTTGCAAACTAAAGTCATTTCCTACGCTTCCTTTTTTTCTTAGGTGCTGGTTGTGAGCTGAAAGCTTGAATTAATGCAAGTGTTCCTACTGCTATTTCGCCCATTACATGACCAGTTTTTTTAAGGATTTGAATCTTACGTTCTTTAGACTTTCTTTTTCTTTCGATTTCGATTTCTTCTTTTGTTTGAAAGTCTGTTAAAATTACGTTGTATTTTTTGCACATAACTTCTTGAATGTTTCTTATTTCCCATGTGAAATTATGATTCGTGCTGTCAAAATGGTCACAAATTTTATCTTTGTCACCTGTTTCAAAGTCACATTCTAAACAGACACCAAGAACTATATCAGTATTAAAATTAGACCATTCTTTCATAGTGTATTTGCGAATATATCTCATATTTTGCACCCATTTTTCTTACTATGGTTTACCAATTCAATGTATAATTCATCTTGAATTTTTCTAATATGTTCTGTTAGTTCAGGACTTAACATATTTTCCAATTCCATTAAATCGTTTAAATGACCCCTTGCCAATTTTATACGATTAGTTACTGCATACTTGCCAATTTTTTTCATCTTAAAGTTTCCCTAAACATTTTGAATACAGTTTCATCTAATGGCTTAGATGTTTGGGTTAGTTCATCAAATATTTGATTATGTATTTGGTCATATTTTTGATTATACCTGTAAAGTCTTGTCCTCATTATATCTTCATAAAACTCATGTACTCTATCACCCATATATTCACCATCATCATCTTTGACAATATCAAGTTCTATGTAATTTTTATGTCGTGGATCATGATAGTCAATTAAATGAACTTCTTTTGTGTCACCGAACTGGTCTCTTGCAACATCAAATATTGTACAGTTTCCAGTCCTAACCCACATATGCTGTCTTCCAGTCCCATGTCCTGTAAGATGAATACCCTTAACTAAGCTCCAGCTTTCTTGCCAGCCACCTAATTTATTGTATAGTGATTCGTTACTTATTCCACAATGCCTCACAAATTTTCTTCCGTTGGACTTGAAGATTTGTGTTTTTTTATCATAAGTTCTATTTTTTATATTTTCAGAACTTAAAAATAATGAACCATGCATTATTTCATCATAGTCTAAATAATATTCCTCATCTTGATAGACAATGCATTGAATCATCTTAAAGTCCTCACGGTTTCGTCCTTGTATTCTAAGGTCTTTTCAACCCAGCCCAATATCAAGTCCATTGAATCAAGGTGTTTCTTCATGGCTTCTTTAGCTTCAAAATCTGTTTCTATATCGTACAGTTGAGACCATGAATCAAACAAGTCAAGGTTTAATTTGTACAAATTTTCCAAGTCTTTGTCGTTCATTTTTCCAAGTCCTCATGGCTTTTTTCATGGGTGTTTTTGTTTGTGGTTCGGGTAAACTGTTTACCACAATACCAACATTTAGGACTGTCCGAATTATATAATGTCATTGGTTCAAGTCCTCACCAATCGCCTTTTTATGACATTGCCAACATTCCCAATCAGAATATAAACCTACTTTATTTCCACAATCGCACCATAAATTATATTCTGGACAATCATCATTTGTCCATTCATCAATCTCTTTTTTTGTATATGGAATTTTTGCATATTCTATCTGTTCTTTTTCAGTAATCATTTTTCCAAGTCCTCATTTTGTGCAATTTCTTTTTCAGTAAATCCAAGTTGCAAAAGAACATCTTTTAATTGCTCTTTTTCTTCTTCAAATATTTCATCAAAGTATTCATCATTACTATCGGATTCAATACCCCATAAACCACCTGAACTAATTGTTTGACTTATGCCATTTATTCGGATTTCAGCTACAGCTTGAATCCCTACAAAATGCCATTCATTGTTATAATATGCTTCAAGTCTTTTTTTATCTTGTTTGGCATTTTGACGTTCATCAGGGTTTTTTGAGTTTATATCACATTGTTGTAAATATGATATATCCCCAACATCATCATCAGTTTGTTGACAACTTATTGATTCGATTTTTTTAGTCATTGGTTCAAGTCCCCCATTAACCTAGATTTCATCTTTTTTGTGGCGATAGGTTTTGCCAATTTGTAGAAAACTAAAACATTATGACAGATATCTTTTTTCTGTTTGTCTGTCAAGTGTTCGGTTTTCTGAACTGAAGAAATCTGACTTTCACAGCCTCTCAAAAAGTTGTCGATTTCTTCAAAGTCCAAACTGTTAAAGAGTTTTTTATACTCTTTTACAGTTGGCAGTTTGTCAATATTTCCTACTTCATACTGGCTTATCTGATTTAACAGATAAATGATTAAGGGCATTAGTTCAAGCCCTCACTTTTTGCACAAAAATTGTCTTCTTGCATGGTCTTTAGACCATTGTCCTCTTTTTCCATTCTGATAAAGTTTAACTTCATCAAAAGTCCTGATAAAGTTATTTTTCTATCAGCCATGAATCGCCCTTTATCATCTATATCAGGGGTTTCTTTAATCCATGTATCAACTATTTTTATCAGTTCGTTTAACTGACTTAGTGATAGATGAGAAGCATTATTTTTAATAATGCCTCTCAAAGTCTGGACGTTTTTTGTATAACTCATTTTATACAGTCCCCCTGATGAAATGTTCTTCATCATCAAACAGTTTTTTCCCTAAACCATAGGTAAAATTATGGTAAGGATTAGCGTCCAATACACCATATTTGAAATCTAAGCATTTCAAGGCTATGTTGTAAGGCTTACCGTCAATTATTACAAAAAACGTGTAATAATTTTTGTTTTTGTTTTCGTGTGGAACTTCATAAAGTATAGTCCCTTTTGGCAGTTTCATTAAAACTGCTAAAGTTTCCAGTTCATTCCAAAATAAACCAGCTTCTTTCATTCTTTTCTCGTTTATGTCTGTGATTTCATTCCCTTGTTTTGACAATGAACCCCATTCATAATGTGAGCAGATTAAATTATGCTCATCTTCACAGGCACTTTTTAAGATACTCAAAATATGATGGTGTCTTAAATTGTCCCCATTAGCCAAGTCTGTTATCTTCTTAATTTTCAAGGCTTTTTTACAGGCTTTAATTCTGTCAGAAAATACAGTTGGTGCGATACCCTCATATTTTTTAGATAATTCAGTATGCATTTTTGTTTTTTCTTTTGAATTATGTTCTAACCACACAGAATTTGAATTTGTTTCTATATGATTCATTTTAACAAGTCCCTCACTAAACCAATTAATTTTTCTCTTTGTGCTTCGGTTATTGGTTCATCATTGTTCATTTTGTAAACTTTTGTTTTTTTGTCAAAACTAAACAATTTTTCCTTACTAGGACATTGTTTGTTTAATACTGCCTTCCATACTGGACACGAAGCCCAATTATATCCTATTTTTGTAGGGTATAATTCCATCATTCTTTTTTGTATGTTGGGTTTAGAATCTTCAAAGTTTTCAGATTCACAAATTGCTCGTAAAAAGTGAGCTTGAAATTCTTCTTTCATTGTTGGTTTAACTGCTATTATGCAGTTTTCAATTTCTTGGAGATTCAATTTTCAATTCCCCATTCTTGTAGATTCTCTATTTCATCAAGCCATTCCTGTAAAATTTGGCATGGGTTTCTTCGTGCGTACATGATGTTATCATGTCTAATATCTGAATTATCCCTAATTAACCAGTCAAGGTTTAACTCTAAAGATATACCTTGTTCGGCTTGTTCTATGTATTCTATCTGCTCTTTGAAATCATCTTTTAATTCCTTCAATGCTTGTTTTTGTTCAGGATTCAATTAGAAACCCCTCACAAAATTGGTACTAATTCTTTCTATTTCTTTTGCTATTTTTGAGGCTGTGAAAAAATCGCCTGTAACAATAGCTATTCTAGCCTTATCGGCTAACCGTGTCAATGTTTCGGTATCTTGAAACATTTGTGTTTGTTGTGTTTTCATGATTAGTATAGAAACGTATAGTTAATTAACTTTTCAGTCGTTACTTATACCCCCCCTATTTCCAGTCCAGTCATAAAATTAGACTTTGTATTTTCTAAAAATATCATGGTATTTTTTCGGAAGTACATCAATTTAATCAAATTACCATATCATTTTTTGATAAAGTCCATGTCAATATTATTTTAGTAATTGGTTTAGATTTCTTAACTTCTAAATTATGTTTTACAGATAACCAAACTTTGAACCCCAAATAGTCACAAATCAATAAAATCAATCAATTTCATTTCTATTGTCTAATATTGATAATAGCATGGGCTTCTCTATATATGGGCGTGGGTGTGCCTGATACATATTAGCCATAAGGTGCGATTTTCAAAATCCTGTATAGATTAGTTATTTTTGAAAATAAAAAAAATTTAATCAACTTTCTTTAATCATTCTGTCAAGTATTATTATTTTGACTGGAAATATAGGTGCTATATAAAAAGCCTAGTGCACAGTCTGGACTGGAAATATAGGTGGCATGATTTCAATATTTCATAACTGGAGTGGAAACAAGGGGGGTTTATATTATGACTAAGCCCACGACTGGAGTGGAAATGGGGGTTTTTTTGGACTCACCAATTCTTATCGGGTCTAAGCCATGCAACGGACTTTTATGTACAAAATCTTATAACAGTCCATTTATGTACAAAGTTAGGGTGATATGCTATGCCACAGTCCAGACTTCCAGACATTAATTCTGCGTTCATTAGGTATAGAAGCGAAGCCATTCACGCTTTACAGACTAAGAACTGGTCTGCCATGCATGGTGCATTAAACGGTATTAACTCATTGTTGCCAGTTGATTATCAGGTTATAATATCAAGCCAAGACTATGAGCAACTGGCAAAGACTGAGATAACTTATGCTTGTGGCAGTTGTAGTGAATCCATAGACAAGTCTAATGTTCAGGTTTTTGAGCTAATGCCTGACAGTATGCAATCGTTACTACATGGTCGAACGTTTAATAAAGTATGGAATTGTATAAAATGTCACAGTACGAATATGTTGAACACTACTGCCATTTCACAGACAATGCTTCAGAACCCTACATACTTGGGAATTGTACCTGACCCACCTGAAAGAAAAAATGGACTTATGGATAGAATGAAGTTTAACATAGAGATTGAAAGATGGGGTTGGCTTTTACTAAACGAAGAAGAATATAAGATGGCAAAGTTTAGAGATGATAACTGGAACAAGGGTGATGAAGAAATGGGTGATATTGACAATTCATTAGATGATAAAGAGGGCGATACATAATGCCAATAACCACAACCACAAAAAAGATAGTTGCTAAAGGTGAGAATAAAGCACCATTAACTACTCATTGGAAGGGGGTATCTATGGTTAGAAATCATTCGTTTTTGGCAACTGTCAGGGAAATTATTAACTTCAGTGCAGAAATTGACGTATGCAGAATTGGTCTTATTGGTTCAATGCACTCAGGAAAATCTACGTTAAGTCAGTCCATAGCCCATGCCATACACAAACACGCAGACTTGCAATACAAGATTAAGGTTTTGTATAAAGAAGACTTGTTAAACTTTGAAAAGACATTACTGGCATTGGAACCAGTCAACTATATTTTGATATTTGATGATGTATCGTTTATGGGTGCTAGTGCAAACAAGAAACAAATTGAGATGGTAAAGTCAGCCGTAACCACAATCAGACATCTGGACGGGGGACGGGACGTTAAGGTTATCGTAATGATGAACTATCACTATTCTATGGGACTTGACAAATATCTCAGGTCGGCTGATTTCAAGTATATCACAACGGTAGATTCTTCAGAAAATGAAAATTTGATTAATATGTTTGGTAAAAAATACCAGCAAAAGATTCTGGACTTTAAAAAGTACAGACACATGGCTATTACCAAAAAGTATTGGCTTATGAAAATATCAAAAGACGGTGGACTATTCAAATATGAATACAGAAACCCGTTCATTCCTGTGATGTTTTGGAACGAAAACTCGTTACGTTTTATTGTGTCACCTACTAGACAGTGGCAAGACCCGATTTGTTCAAAATGTTCTGAAGCTACAACTTCAGGCGAATTAGAGTCAGACGTTCCTATTGAACAGTTCTGTCAGGAAACTGAGGAAAAATGGGGTAAGGGAACATGGTTAGCCAGTATCAAACTCAATATGTATGTCGAGGGCATGACAGTGTATAATCCCAAAGTCATATCATGTCTAAAGTATCTAAACA